TCTACAATTACGGTTCCTGTAGTTGATACAACTTGTAATATATTTGAATTTAATTTATTCTTAACAGTACAACGAATCGCATCATCACCATAAGTAAACATTGAAGATTCAATGCTATAATCTTGGGCTTCTGCTGGAATTAATATTACTGGAAAATATATATTATAATTTTTTGAAGAACCAACTGTTACATTTAATCTCTGTTGAACCTTAAGATCCATTTTTGCAGAAAGTATGGCTCTATTTAAATCACTAACTTCTGTCAATACTTCTGATCTACTAAAAGACGAATTAAAACTATTTAAAGTATTTGTAAAATATTCTTGTAAAAAGTTAGTAATAGAAGTCTGAATTGCAGAACCAGTATCATTAGTTAAACTAGGATCATAATTAAAGTTGCCTGTTATTTCTAAATATGTTTCCTCAGGTGCCACATACTTATTTGAAATAGACATAACAGAAAGTTGATTTGTAAAATTAGTTTCAATACTATTTTGAGTTGCGGTTTTTACCGCATCTGATGTTCCATCTTGATATTGGAGACTGATATATACTTTACCATAATCAATAGGCATATTATCTTCCCCTCCCCATACAGCAACATCTTTTACAACAGGGAAGTTAGCAAGAATCATTGCTCTATAATCTGCAGATGTTACTAATCTTTTTTGAGATGCAAATTGTAAAGGAGCTAATTTACGAATTGATTCTATTGTTTCTTTTTCATAGCCTTCAGTTGAAGACTGCTGTGTTTGCACGTTGACTGGATAATTTACATTGTTAATTATTATATTACGAGTACTTAAAAATCCAGTAGAACCATTTGCTTCTGTACCATTAGAAGAAAAATATGTAACAACTACTTTACTACCAACTGCTGGAGATTTACCAAAACTCTTTCCGTCTCCAAAATTAATTTCATAGTATCCGTTTGGCGCTTCTTTTATATCAAAGAATGTAGTAGTTGAATCTACTGTAAGAGCAGTATCTAAGAAATAATATGAAGTAAATTTAGTGGATGTTGGAGAATCATATACATTTATACTAATCTTACTTGTATCTAAACTTGCATCAGGGATAACATATATTTGATTTTCAGCAGAGTCATCAACTATAAATGTTTTTGTTTTATAAGAACCTTCATATACAGAAATTTCATTATTATTATTTGTATCTACAAAAGAATATATGCCATTTCCATCATCTGTAGCTGAATATGATTTAGTAGTTATAAATGAAAATGTTGTTGTTTCATTCGATGCACTAAAAGTCCATTCGGCAGGAAGTGTAATGGAAGATGGTCTATTTGCAACACCAGCTAAATTTACAAATAAAGTAAGTGCAGATGATGATGGTGTTCTTGATCTTGGTCTATAACCTAATGCCTCAGCATGAGATACAACAGATGATCTTAATTGTGCAGTATTAAGAAATGCTTCATTGGTTGCAAAGTTTGCAGTAAGACCGTTAAAGTGTGTATTATAAGCTAAAACATCTAATATATTTGAAAGACCAGATGCTTCAAAATTATAATCAGAAAATTCTGGTTGTTGCGCAAAATAGGTTTTTAAACTGCTTCTTATCGTATCAAAATCTAAAGCTGTTGATGTGATATTTGTGGCCATTATCTCAACCTCGAAATTTCTGTTTCTAATGTTATTGTTTCATTTGTACTTAATATAAGAAATGTTATGGATACATCAAGAGAATTTGCATAATCTCTATAATTAGTAGAAATATTTAATACTTCTGCTCTTGGTTCATAATTCCGTATAGCCTGTTTTATTTTTTGTTTTATCTCAAAATCCAAAAACTGATCACCAAGTTCAAATAACATATCTCTAATATTACCACCAAAGAAAGGAGAGAATGGTTTTTCATAGTGATTCGTAAGAATTAGATTTTTTACTGCTTGTTTTACAGCATTAGCATCAGTTTTCTTAAATATATCACCATTTTTCTTTTTCTTAAATGACAAGTCAATATCTGAATAAAATCTATTACTGGAAGCTGTTATTTTTGCTCCAGTATTTAATTTTCTATCCTCAATTGATAACGATCTGGTTGGCATATTTTTCTCTTATTATTATTGTTATTATTTATAATGTTTTTAGGCAGATAAAACTTCAATTAAATCTGTAGATGTTTGTAGTTGACCATTATATACTGTTTCTACACTTTTATTGAAAAATGTAGTATAATTTTCTGGTATTGTCGGCATTAAAACTCCAACCTGAGAATGTAAAGAATTATCAGTATTATAGTTATCATAATAGAGACTTATCTTTTCATAGTTAGTATTGTCTTTTAAATATACCGCAAAATCAAATATTTTTGTGTTTGATATTTGTCCAGTAAAAGAATCATATACTTCATAAACCACAAATTTACCTTCGGTTGCAGCTTGCTTTACTCCATTGTTGGTTAATGTTTCTTCTGGGCCCTTTTTATACAACCCTTCTGCAACTACTAAATTATATCCTTGGAATTGATCTAGCTGATAAAATATATTAATTATCTCCGACTGCGGATATAGATTTCTTGCTATGGTTTTTCTTTGATTAACACTACTAGTGTGATTTAGGTTAATAGGATCTTTAACAGCAGCAATAAACTTAGAAATAGGTATTCCAGAACCTAACATTGTAGCCATAGTTATATCAGAAAAATTATTAGGATCAAACTGTGCTGGTGGTGTAATAGTTCTTTCAACGCCACGTGAAGATGATTCTCTAAGTGTGTATTTTTTAGTAACAGCTTGTTGCTGACGACCACCGATTGGCGTATAACCAGTTCTAGCAGTTTGAGCCATACTCTTAATTCTACCAATTTTTGAAGGAGTAACAGCTGCAAATGCAGAATTAAGTACACCATTAGCACATTGACTTTGTAAAAATTTATTATTTTGTAAATTAGAAAATTCTTTTAGTTTTGATCTTACTTGTCCAGTATCTAATTTTTTATCAGTTACACCACCAGAATTTTTAGTTTGATTAATACCATTTAATATTCCATTATCTCTATCAATTCTAATTTCTCTTATTCCTCTATCTTCGTTTAATAAAAATGCATTAACAATAGTTGAAGTTGGCTTAAATTTATTACCTTGTGCTACAGGATCTTCTTTACTGTGTGAAGTAGTATCTACTGATCCACTATGTGACGCTCCTAGAGCAGCGGTACCAGCTTTCATAGCACCTTTTGCTGTACCATTTAAACTCCCATGAAATACCTTTGCTTTCATAGTTTTCTTTGCTTCAACTTCACTTGCATGCAAAGTTCTATCTACATAACTATTTTGTGAAAACATTGTTACATTATCACCACCGATAGTTCCATCATCTCCAAACACTGATATATCTGAAGCAGCAATATTTACATTAGTAGATGACATATTAATTTCAGTTTCGGAAGTTATAAATGTATTACCACTATGTACATACTCTGCAACACCATCTACTTCATTAAAATATGTACCTTTTGTGTGTGTACTAAACCCATTTAGATAAGTATTGGCAACTTTTTGTAAAACAGTAGACGTTTTTGTTTTTTGTATTACTTCATTAAATAGACCAACAATATTTTTACGATAGTTACCTATTACATTTAAAATATTATTTCCACCAACCTTTATATTATAATCGCCTTTTACATCTAAGTTGTAATCTCCTTGAACAGTAAGATTTAAATTACCATAATATGTAACCGAGCCATTACCTTCTACAGCCATAGCATGATTTTCAGATACTAAATCAACTCTATTACCAAGACTATTGACGACTACAGAACCATCAGGTTTTATCTCAACACCTGCACCATCTTTATGTTTAATAAGTATTCTTTCTCCACCAGGAGTATCATTTACTTCTATTATATGACCTGCTGGAGATTCACTTACTTGATTTAATGTATAAAGTGCAGGCGGTTGTTCAGGTATAGATGTTTCAGCACCTAATATACCATTCTTAATTTTTAAATTGTGAATCTCTGCACCACGTGCAGCTTTATTTGTAGATGATTCACCTACATACTGAGGCTTTGGGTGTTTTACATCGGGATCTTTAAATCCATCTGTAGGAACACCTTCACTATTAACTCGACCTTTTCCGTCTGTTGCAATTCTTTCAGTTATGCTATCATTTTCGGTTGTCATAATTTATCCTCTATTAAGTTCAGAAGGAGATAGTGGTGGTAAAGTACCAGATGAAGATTTATTTGTCTTTTTAAATTTACTTTTTATATATTGTTGCATATCAATACCTGGATCAGATTTACTTTCTGGATCTGTATCGTTGTGCCCCCAAACTTGTCCGCCGGGCCAAACAATATAAAAAGCCTTTAAGAATTGATCAAGTGTTTTCCATTGGTCTGATGTAATTGATTCTGCACTTATAAACTTATTATAATTAGGATTTCCGCTATTACAGTTATAACCACCAACCATGGAAACACCTATACTATACCTATTGTGTCCATTTGCTTTTGCATGAGCGCCAACTCTATTTAATGGTCTACCCCTTTGAAGTGACCCATCTCTTTTAATTATATAGTGGTATGAACAACCAGAAAAACCTCGATCAATAGCAATGTTATGACATTCTTCTGCACCAACATGACCTTGATCTATATAGTGTGCAGTCCAATGCACAACAGTTTCTGTAATTTCTCTATTAGTACCTCTAAAGTCTGCAATAAGTTCCTCAAAACTATCAACAAATTTAAACTCATAACCATTTATAGTCCCTTTTGAAACTCTGCTTGTTGATGGAAAATCTTGTTCGTTTGAATTTAATCTTTCAACAACGCTTGTTGCAGGTTTTAATTGTGTAAACTGTGCACCTCTTGATGCAACAACATTAGAAACCGAAGGATTAATTCTATATACATTTTTTAAAATAATATCAAGATCTGTTCCAGATACTGAATTTTCAAGCGATCTTTGAATTATTGAAACAGCATTTTCTTTTCTACCTAAAAGTATTTCTTGCATTACCCTTTTTAAGACAGTATCACCCAATAAACCTTTAGTATCAGAAACCAATTGTGCTCTTAATACATCTGTTCCTAATAGTAAAAGATTATTTAAAAGCCCACCTTCATAATTATTTGTTGAACTTAAACGTGATAGTGTAATTGAAGTAAGAGCATTAGCAAAACTATTATCTCTTGTTGTATCTTTAATATTAGAAATAATTGTATTTCCAGCCATACTTGTAAGTTGGCCCATTAAGGAATCATTTGGATCAACCCCTGTAATATTACCAACGCTACTAAAAATAGAAAATGGAGATGAAGCAATAACGTGAGACTTTAGATTACCCAGTGTTGGTGCTCTACCAGTTATAGCTTGAAGCGCTGTAGTATTTTGTGGGCTGGTTGTAAATGCAGAAAAAAATCCTTCAAGAGGGTTTTTCAATCTAACTGGACCAACATCGGATATATCACCATCGTCAAATTTATCACTTAATGATGTAAGTGGTTCAATATTTGCAACATTTACAGAAGCATTTTTTGCAACAGATGATGAGATAGTTGATAAACTTGCACTAGCTAAATCTGTAATAGACTCAGAGGTTTCTTCTATATTAGTCTGTTTTTTTACTCCATCAAGTATCGAACTAAATTTATCGTGACTGATTGAATTTTCTAATGTTGACATAAATTAAACTCCATCAAGAACTACTGTACAGATCATAGGCTATCTGTGCAAAGTTAAATCTTTTTTCAAAAGTACCGGGTCTTGGTCTCTCAAACTTTCTTTCAAATACTCTTGTGGCTTCAGAAACAGTGGTTGCTTTCTTAAGGCTACCATATCCTAACCAAGATTGTGTTTCTAATTCATACATCATGAAAGGCAATTGTGCTTCAAGTGTTTTATAGTCCAATCCATTTTGATTAGAAAAATCAATAAGTGATGAATATCTATCTGCTCTCCATTGGGCAAGACCGAACGCTGGTTTACCAACATCATTAGGATTCAATGCAGCTGGATTTAAATTAGATTCGGCACTAAGATTGCCTATAACACCTGCAGCCTGTTCATCAGTCAATCCTTGTTTCTTTAAGTAATTAAAAATCTTCTCACCATTAGATCCGCCTGGTAAATTTAGTGAATCTATTTTTCTGCCTTCACCTGTTCTGACTTCAGTATTAGTAGTCTGTCCATCTAAAGGAACGCTCTGAGTTTTATTATTTTGAACTGTAACATCTTTATCATTTTCTATATAATGTAAAGAACCTATAACAATAGGAAGCTGTGAACTTAATCCATCTGCAAAAAAACCTATTACTTGAGCTCCATTTTGAATCTGACCCATTTTACCTATTCCTGAGATACCACCTTCAGTTGAAGGGATAACTACCTGA